AAGTATTCCACTTTGGTACTTTTCATCTACGACAGGAACCGCACATAAAATGCGATAGCCTTTGACTTCAGGTAATTGAGTGGGTTTTTGTTCTTCTGCAGGAGCTTCCTCCTTTTTACTGCTAATTGGTTTGCCATCAAGCGTAACAATATCTTTTTTAAGTGTTGCGATTTCACTCATCGTCGTCCCTTTCTATATTTTTTTGCAGGTCTGCAATCAACCCGTCGATTATGTCAAAGCCTTTAATGACACCACAAGAGTGCATATAGTGTGCATGTGTATCGGCTCTGCCGGTTGCTAAGTCATCAACAAAAATAGAGCGTTCTTCTGCAATTTTTTGTCTAATAACTTTGAATTCTTCTACATTCATCTATTCCCCTTTCGTTTGATTTTTTACAGCTTCAATACCTAGTTTAGTTCCTTCCATAATTTCTTTGGCTCTTAAACTATCTTTTGCCTGTGTAGCTTGAGCACCAAGTTTAGCTCCTGCAATTCTTTCATCAGATTCTAATTTCATTTTTTCAAGTTCAAGCCTTGCTTGTTCTAGTGCAATATCAGCTTGCATTTTTTGAGCTTTAGCTTGAGCTTCCATTTGTTTTATTTGTAGCTCTTGTTGTTGCATCTGAACAATTGGGTCTTGTTGTTTTTGCATAGCTGCTTGCATTTGTGCTTCTTGTATGTCTTTTTGTAAAAGCTGATCTGCTGCTTTAGCTACAACTCTAGATAAATCTAATTCTATAGACTCATCTAATTTTTCTTGAGGAGCAGGTAATGGAGCGCCTACCTGTTCTTCTATTTGTTTTCTATATTCAAATGCTAAATGTTCTGCAATATGTGCTTCCATAGTAGCTAACATTTGTTGAGCTTTACCACTTTGTCCAACCATTTGTCTAATTTTTGGGTCTTGAACAAAAGCCATATGTACTTTTATATGTGCTTCGTGATCTTGATATATAAATGCTTTTACAGGTTTACCATTAATAATATTCATATTTTCAGACACTGGATCCATAGGTTCGCCTTTTTCTGCACGAGGAATTAATTTGTCAATATTTTTAACTCCTAATACTTCTAACATTTGTTTATTAAGTTCAACTAAATCATAGATATTTGGATTAGCTTGAGCTAACTGCATAACTGCTTGATACTGAACAACTTTTTGAGACATGGTTGCAGCATTAGGGTCAGATACAGGAATAATTTCTACAATACTGTAGTCTTCTCTTTTTACTTGTGGTGTACCATCATTCGGTTGATATGAATAATCAGGTGATGTGTAGTCTTCAATAATATTTTTTAATAATTTAAATTCCTGTTTCATTGCATAATGAATGCGAGCTTGTACTGCAGACATTACTTTTAGTGTACGTTCTAAAATAGCAAGAGTTGTACCGACAGGTGCCTGAGCGGACATATCTGAAACTTTTAAATCAGCTGCTGAAGCAAAGCGTCTACCTTCTTCAATAATCTGATTCATTAATTGATTAAGAACTTGTGAGGGTTCTTTATAAGGAAGTGGTAAAATATTATCTCTTATAGTACCGGAGGGTACGTCAACATCGCGGAACTCTGCAGGTGAAATTGGAGTATCGTCACCTTTGATGCGTAGACCTCGAGTTTTAAATCCACCTGGAAGATTAGATAATGTACCCGCGTCTACCAATTGTCTTAATATCATTGTGCCTGATTTTGCAAATGCGCCTATTAAATGAATTAAACCAAAACAGTAAAATCCAAATCCTGGTACATAACCATAATGAACGAAGTGTTGACGTTTTTGTTTAGTGTCATCATCTGGGTTCCAGTTACGTCTAATAGATAAAATAGTTGATGTAGATTTTTCAATGGTTACAACATAAGGTAATGCAATACCTGTTTTCTTACCATCTTTTTTATCTTCATATCCTTCTAAGTCAAGATCAACATGCATTTCAAGAAGTTTAAATCTATTATCAGTAGTAGCACTAAAGCCCATCTTTTCTGCAATCTTTTTCTCAACTTCATCTAAGTCATAAGTAGGTTCGCCTAAATCAACATCTAAATAAAATCCTGCAACTTGTAGTTTGCGTAATTCGTTTTGTGTCTTACGCATAACATGAGTGACACGCTGTGCAGTTTCCAAGTTTGAAGCACCATATGGCACTACGATGTCTTCAGCTGGAATATACATAGAGACTTGTCGCTCTAAACTTGGATCAAAATAAACTTTTTTAAATGCATTACCTGCTAAACCTAAGCCCCATAACATTCTTTCATGTTCAGGTCTGTATTCAACCATTTTTTGAGTAAGTTGATAATTCATATCATCTTGAACTCGCTTAGCTGCCTCTTCTTTATCCTCATTAATTTGACCTACAATTTGAGTTTTTACAGGTCCAGCGGCAGGAAATGTTTCGGTCATGGTTTCTGCTTGGAATTTTACAAGTGTTTCTGTCATAAGAGGATGATAAACATTACATGCACCTTCCCATGGTTCTGAACGATCTTCTAATTTAAGACCTAAAAGTTCTAGACCATCAACATAAGTATCTAACCAATCTTTACGAGAACTTACATCACCTTCATATTCTTCAATAAGTTCACTTGCTAAATTTTCTAAATCACCTTCATCTATTTCTTCAGCTAAGTTTTTGTTAAACTCATCATCACTCATACGGTCTGGATCAATTTCAATCTCCATACCACCAGCTTTGATTGTGACTTCTTCTGGGTCTTCAATTTCAATTTCTAAATCAGGTTCCATTTCTGCCAACTCTTCCATACCTTGAGGAGCAGCGTACAGTCCTTTATCTATATTATCTTGTGCCATAATTTATCCTTAGTCTATAATTTTGGTGTTACCCTGAATTTTTTTAGCCATTAGTCTATCTATTGTTTGTTGAGGAATTCTTTCTCCAGACTTCAATTTACGAAGAAATTCACTTGCCGGTATGTCTATATCTGAATTACCCAACTCACCAAATGGTATAGGAGAAAACCCTTCAACTAAATCTCCTGCATTAGCAGAAGTAGCAGCAGTTAAAGCCGCGCCTACCCAAGGTACTTTTTTTAATACTTTTTTAATTTCAGTACCGAAATGAATCCCTTTACCTACATCCCCTTTTCCACTTGTACTTTTATATATCTCAACTGGGTACTTCCCTACAGATGGTTTAGTAGTATAGTCAAATGTAGCTAATTTACTACCAGCTCTTCTTGGTCCATAATCTTCAGTTAATATAACACTTGCTCTGCCTGTAGGTTTTCCATTAACTATTTCTGGTTCTAATTTTGTAGCCATGTCTGGATTTTGAAAATATCCGCCTAAAGAATTAGTAGCTTCTTTATTCATAAAAATTGTTTTACCAGAGCGAGGCTGAAACCCCGTAGTTTTATCTAAATGATTTGCTCCACTTCGGTTTCTAATAGTAGTCGCATCACTAAAATGAGCATATTCAGAACCTCTATCGGTAACAAAACCTCCTATTACATCATCTTGTGCCATAATTTATCCTAAATTGCGTACAGTCTTTTTTGACTCATACCCTTAAAATACTTAATGTCTTCTTCTTCATCAGATGGTAATCTAATAAAGCCACCTTGTCTAAATCGTGCTAGTGCTAAAGTTGTTGCATCAACTAAGTCATCGATTGCTCCTGATGGAAAGTCATTACATTCTTCTATGACTTCATTAGCCCATCTATGTTCAGGCGCCCATACAATTCCTGAATTAAATAAATCTGATACTGCATTGACTCTACTGATTTTGTCCTGACCTTTACCTGGTGTAAATTCTCCAACGGGTATACCCATTCGTCTGAACTCTTGGTAGAGTGCAGCCCCGTTAGATTTCTTTTCTACAATAAACGCGTCAGGTTCCCAATCTCTATATTCATCTATGCAAAGTTGCTTTAACTCAGGGAATTCTAATCTTTTCTTTATTGCATTAAGTAATATTATATTATAATTATTGGTTTCTTCATTAAAAAATACTCCCCACGTAGTTAAAGCATTATAGTCAGCTCTGTTATTAGCTTCTTGTGCAGCATCTAATGTCATAATAATAAATTCACAATCAGGAGGATCTTCTTTCTCCCATATATTCCACCATTCTCTTTTTATTAAAGCGCCTTCCTCGGATACAGGGTTTTGCATATACTGAGCATTCCAGTAGCGTATGTCAATCGCTGCGCGTCGAGATTGTAATTCTTTTATATCCCAAAACTCAGGCCATAATGATATT